AAAGTAGCAGTGTAAGAAAAAAACTAGCTGGAGATGACTTAAATGCTACAGAAGCTGGTGAACTAATAGCGAACAATTCCACTAAAGCAAATGAAATACAAGAAATAAAAAAATATTTTGAAAGTAAAAATGACACTGAATCCATTGCTAAAATTCAAGGTTATTTTATGAATGGTTTAATTGATGACTTTGGTGAAACTGTTATGACTGATGCTAACAAACTAAGTAAGTTTGCTGATCGTATGTTAGACGCATCAAAAGGAGACAAGTTAAATGTTCTTTATGGACCTGCAATGGGTAAAGAAATGACAGAGTTTGCTAAAATATTAAAGTTTAACGCAAGAACAGCCGAAGGTGGTGATCTTGTTGCCGCTAATATAGCCGCTAGTCCTTTGCAAAATCTTGGTACATTAGCTAAATTTACTCTTTTAGGTAGATATTTAACATCAGCTCCTTACTACAGTCAGATTGTAAAACAATATAAAAACGGTGTAAGAACTGCAAAGACAGACGCAGAAAGAGCTAGAACTCTTGGTCAAGCCATGAGAAACGCTTTTTCTCAAGGACCAGGTCAGTTTATGCAAGAAGGAATAAACGAAGGAGCAGACCAAATGGAAGCTCTAGCAAATAATTTTGTTCAAGAAAAAACAGCAAATTTAAACCGAACAAATGTTCGGAATAAAACACCAGCAGGTAGCGGAATAAACGTAAATCCACCTGCAACAAACACAGGATTAGGAGCAATCAACGTAAATTCACCAGGCACAGGAGCTTTATTAGGTCTTAGTCCTGTAAATCAAGCAATAGCAGCAAGGCAAACACCATGAACATAGATGAATTAAGAGAAGAAATAAAAAGAGATGAGGGCAGTGTCAATTCCGTGTACCTCGACCATTTAAATTTACCAACTTGTGGTATCGGACATCTTATTACTGAATGGGATGAAGAATATAACAAGCCAGTTGGAACTACCATATCAGAAGATCGTGTTAAAGAATTGTTCGCAAAAGATATAGAGATTACTATATCAGAGTGTAAAGAGTTGTTTGATACCTTTGATGATTTACCAGAAGAAGTACAAAAAATCTGTGCGAACATGATGTTTAATATGGGTAGACCTCGTTTATCCAAATTTGTTAAGTTTCGTGAAGCTATATCTAAAAGCGATTGGCTTGAATGTGCCATACAAATGGAAGATTCGAGATGGCACAAACAAGTAACCAAAAGAGCTGATCGTTTAATAAAGAGAATGGAAGACTTAGGTGTTAAGGAACAAGTCGCTTAGTTATTAAGTGTTCCTAAACCTAAACGAGTAACATTGTCATCATCTTTAAATCTATCTTTATAATCTTGATCAACCCATATAGATATTTGTTGACGTACATTACGTCTTTCATCATCACAAATACGTTTTAATTTATGATAAGTATCAGTATCAATACCAATTGACTTGAATTTTTTTGGATCTGCCATTATAGTAACTCCCATGTATAACAATAATAAACGAATTATAACCAGAAAACTTGGGAAACCCAACAAGTATTTTGCAAAAAAGACAGTTGCAATGGGATTAAAGTTTGATTCTAGGTGGGAAGCAGAGCGTTGGGGTCAACTTAAATCAATGGAAAGAGCTGGTGCAGTACAGCAATTAGACAGACAAATTAAATACGAATTAAATGTAAACGGTCAAAAAATATGTAATTATATTGCTGACTTTACATATTTATTAGTAGACGAAGATGGATCGTCAAGATTCATTGTTGAAGATGCTAAAGGCGTTCTCACGCCTGAGTTTAAGCTAAAGAAAAAACTTATGCTTGCCATACATAATATAGATATATTATTAACTTTTAAAAAAAAATGATAGAACAGGTATTGACTTTGTTGTAACTAGTGCTATATATGAAGTTCTAGCGTAAATAAAAAGGAGGTCAATTATGACATCATTTACAAACTACTTTGAGATGGATGACCAGAAACTCATCGAATCTCGTAAGTCTCTTGAGAAAGACATGGAGTCTTTGAAGAAAGATTTACAAACTATTAACGAAGTTTTTGAACACAAGTATGGTAATACTGCTCGTGACAAACTTAGAGAAGCTGGTAAGGACTTTGGTTCTACTAGTTTTATGATAGCAAATAACATTAAACTTAATGCTACGTTCAGAAAGAAAGTAGAGTGGGATCAAGCTGGTCTTATGACTACACTTGATACTCAAATGGATGCAGACGATGCAAGACACTATGGTAAGATAAGTGTTACTATAGAAGAAAGAAAGTACACATCTGCTCCTCCAGCTATCAAGGCTTTACTTGAGCCACATAGAACTGTGGACTTAGCTGGCGTATCATTTAAATTGGAAGAGGTAGAATAATGACATTAAATATTATTACAGCCGAACAACGTATGGCTGAGAAAAAAGGTCATAAAATCGTTGTGTGTGGTCAGAGCGGAGTGGGTAAAACCACTCTTGCTCGGACTTTAGATGCAGACACTACATTGTTCATGGACTTAGAGGCGGGTGATGCGGCTATCGAAGGGTGGCCCATAGATGTTATTCGTCCTAAGACATGGGCTGAATGTCGTGACTTTGCATGTTTTTTAGGTGGAGGTAATCCATCATTAACTGACGACCAAGCCTATAGCCAAGTGCATTACGATCATGTTGTGCAAGAGTATGGCGATCCTTCTGAAATGATGAAAAAGTATGACACTATATTTGTAGACAGTATAACTGTAGCAGGTAGATTGTGCTTTCAGCATTGCATGGGTCAACCCGAAAATAGAACTAGGAACGGTACAATAGATACTCGTGCTGTTTATGGTATGCAAGGTCGTGAGATGATGTCATGGCTTACACATCTACAACATATTCGTGAAAAGAATGTAATTTTTGTTGGCATTCTTGATGAAAAAGTTGATGATTATGGTCGCAAACTATTTGATTTACAAATAGAGGGTGCAAAAACTGGTCGTGAATTGCCAGGTATTGTGGACGAAGTTATCACAATGGCAGTTATGACAGGTGACGAGACAACAGGCACATATCGTGCTTTTGTATGTCAGACGTTAAATGAGTGGGGTTATCCAGCAAAAGATAGATCGGGCAAACTCGATGTATTGGAAGAGCCACACTTAGGTAAACTTCTGGCTAAAATGAGTGGCGGATCAAAGCAAGCAGATAAAGAGCTTACATTTGTTGATCCCGCTAAACAACCAACGTCTAGCAACGAAGGAGTAACTAATAATGCTTGACTTAAATAATATAACCCCAGATGAGGGTAACGACTTTTCTTTAATACCACATGGAACTATTGCTCGTGCAATACTTTACATCAAACCACAGATCGATGGAGTTACAATTCCAGACTTGGCTCAAGATGCTATCTTCAGACAGTCAGCTACGTCTTCTGCAAAATGGATTGAATGTGAGTTTACAATCATAGGCGGTCAGTTTGACAAGCGTAAGGTTTGGCATAACTTGTTCTTTGATGGTGACAAGAAAAATGCAAGTGGAGTGTCTATGTCTAAAGAGATAGGACTTAGAACTCTTAGGGGTCTTGTTGACAGTGCAAAAGGATTAAGTCCTACTGACATGTCTCCAGAGGCTAATGCTTTGAGACAAATACCTAGTCTTGATGCAATCAATGGTATGGAATTTTGCATAAAGATTGCAGTTGAAAAAGGCACTAATGGTTATGAGGACAAGAATAAAATGCTTGCACCTATAACTGTTAATCAAGAAGGTTACATTGGCGGTGGTAATGCACCAGCACCTGTGCAACCGACTGTGCAAGCTCAACCGCAAGTGCAACAGCCTCAAAGTGGTGTAACTCCATCTTGGGCAAATAAATAGGTTTCTACGAATATCTAGCGGCAAGACTGACCTTCGTCTGCTAGAACTCGTTTGGGTAGCACGAGTGCCGTAAAGCTACCCTTTCATCATCTAGCAATGAGGGAACTATGATACTAAGACCATACCAACAAGTAGCTGTTGATGACGCATCAAAAGCTCTTGATAAACACAAAAACACTATCGTTGTTGCTCCAACGGGAGCGGGTAAAACTATTATGTTGTCTGCATTAGTAGGCAAGAAATATAAAAAAGGCGATAGAGTATTAGTCATACAGCACAGAGATGAGCTTGTACGACAGAATGCACAGAAATTTTCCCGTGTTAATCCAAATATATCTACAAGTATAGTTGACGGATCAGAGAAAGATTGGTCTGGAGAAACCATATTTACTATGGTGCAGACGCTTTCAAGACCGAACAATTTGGATAACATGAAGCCTGTTGACATGGTTGTGATTGACGAAAGTCACCATGCAATAGCAGATACATATCAAAGAATTATTAACAGGGTCAAAGAAGCGAACAATTCTGTAGAGATAGTTGGCTTTACAGCGACTCCTAATCGTGGAGATAAAAAAGGTTTAAAGACTGTATTCAATAATTGTTCGCATCAGATTGAGATAGGAACACTTATTCGTGAGGGTTTTCTTGTACCGCCTAAAACATTTGTTATTGATGTAGGTGTTACAGATGATTTGCAGAATGTTCGCAGAACTGTGTCAGACTTTGACATGGGCGAAGTTGAACGGATTATGAATAAGCGAGCTATCAACGAGAAGATAGTAGATGAATGGAAAGACAAGGCGGGAAATAGAAAGACAGTTGTGTTCTGTTCTACAGTTGTCCATGCACAAGACGTATGTGATGAGTATCGTAGATCAAATGTAAGAGCAGAACTGGTCACTGGAGAAACTCCGTCAGAAGAACGAAAACAAATACTACATGACTTGGAACATGGAGACATACAAGTTGTTGTTAATGTAGCTGTGCTTACAGAGGGGTTTGATGCTCCACCTGTTAGTTGTATTGTCCTTACAAGACCATGTTCATACAAATCTACAATGGTACAGATGATTGGTCGTGGCTTACGAACAATAGATCCAGAAGAACATCCAGACGTAATCAAGAAAGATTGTGTTGTCTTAGACTTTGGAACAAGTGTACTTACACACGGATCATTAGATGAAGGTGTTAATCTTGAAGGAGCTGAAGCTCAAAGAGCTGGAGAAGCTCCCGTTAAAGTTTGTCCTAGTTGTCAGTCAGAAGTACCATTGTCATCTCGTGAGTGTCCTATTTGTGGACATGAGTTTGGTGCAGAAGGTAAAGAAGCATTAGAAGACTTTGTAATGACTGAAGTTGATCTTATGGATAGATCACCGTTTAGATGGATTGACTTGTTTAACAAC